TTTATTTTTGCCTTAGATAGAAATTAAAAGGTATTGATTCAATGGAAAAAATCTTTGTAACCTTGTGGATCCTCTTTGGTATCTACATCTTAGTCTTAGTAATGATTATGGCCGACCTATGGAGTGGCCTGCGCAAAGCCAAGAACAACGGAGAGATGCGCACCTCGTATGGCTACAAGCGTACTGTAGGGAAGCTCGCCCAGTACTACAATGTACTAATCGCCCTCACGATAGTAGATAGTATGCAGATGAGTGCTGTGTGGTACTTTGAGCAATATTACGGGAATCAGCTGTGGTTCTTTCCCTTTATGACCCTTGGGGGTGCCTTTTTACTCTGCCTGATAGAGATAAAGAGTATCTATGAAAAGGCCGAGGATAAGGTACGCTTGGACAAAGCAGGACAAGTGATGGGCAAGATCATCCTTAACCGCGGGGATGTAGAGGAAATAGCTTCTTCCATCAAGGAATATCTCAATGAAAATGATAAAACACCCATAAAAAACGAATAACCATGCCAACACCTAAGTATAAAGTAAGGCCTGACACAGGCGAATTGCAGGAATACCTCTTTGAATACAACGGGATTTTAGCACTGAAAAACTTCGTAGCACGTGTGGACGGAGAACGCCTGATCCTACACAGCGCAGAGGATATGAACTTCTCTATCTTGGACGCCTTGGTCAGTGAAGTAGAGATCAATGGAGTTGTATATGACAATGCCGATGCTGCCCAGCAGGCACTACAGCGCTTAACCTTCAATACCAACAGACCCGTGATCATGACCCAGCGCGAGCGAGAACTACTCTTGGGAGCGCTCCAAAGCAGCAACTATGTAGGCACAGCAGCGGATCTGAAAGCACTCATTGACACGAAAGTAGACAAGGAAGATGGTAAGGGGCTATCCACGAATGACTTCACGAATGCCTACAAGCAGCGGTTAGATAACCTTGAGGATTACGATATAGAGCTGGACGAGAATACTACAGAGTTTCGATTCAAGAGGGGCAGCAATATAGTAAGGCGCATCTCCCTAATGTTCCTCGATGACGAGGGGACAAAATTGGTGTACAACAAGCCCGAGAAGACCTTAGAGCTAAGAGACAAGCGCAATAACCTCCTCACCAGTATCCCTGTGAGCCACTTTGTCAGCAATATTCCTGATGGAATTATGGTGCAGAATGGAAAGATTAAGCTCATGGCCGGAAATAATGTTATTTTCGAAAATGCATTTTCCTACAATGACTTAGCGGACAAGCCCGATTTGAATTTTGCCCCCGCCTCTCACAGACACAACTGGGATGATATAGACGGAAAGCCAAGTTTAGATTTTATTCCTACTTCAGGAGGAACAGTGAATGGAACTCTTACATCTAACAATTTTATAAAAAATGGTTCTTCCAATGATAAAGTATTGTTAGGTGGTGGTGGAGAGAAGAATCTATCAGAACTTGATAATAGTAATATAAAGATTGGTGGGAGGAATTTATTACGTAATAGTGGACAGCTGATTTCTAATAATAATTACAATATAGCAAAATATAACCTAACAGAAGAGCTAAGAGAAGGAGAACAAGTAACATTAACCATTAAAGGCCGTTTAGGAGCAGGTAAAACAGTTTTTGCTGCTTATAATAGTGGTGATCTTCTTGAGTTATCACAACAGTTTGACAAAGGTAATGGTATTTATCAAAATACATTTACTTGGAAAAAAGTAGATATTAATGGTAGAGTAGCTAACAATAAATCTTTATGGATTTGGGCTTATGACAGTCTTGTTACTGTTGAAAGTACTATAGAGTGGATAAAACTTGAAAGAGGAAATACCCCCACTGATTGGTCTCCCGCTCCTGAAGATATTAGAATAGCTACAGAGATAAGCGGGGAAAGGAAAATATTTCCTGATGAGAATATAGTGTATGTAACAGCGAATACGAATAACTGTGACTTGCAATTAATTCCATCAGGATATTCAGTAGCCTTTCGTAAAGTATTCGCAGGTGGACAAGTAACCTTCACCTGCTCCGGTAAACAAATCATCTACACGGGGGATACAGCATTCAATGGGGGTGATGGCTCTACAGCAGTAGTAAGTATATGGAATAATAAGTGTTATATTGACATAAGAAATATATGATGGAAGTAATTAACAATCTCAGGGGTAGCGACAAGCTCCTGCATAGTAAGTATGGAAATATGCTATTTGTAGGCATATTCTTGGTAGCAGTGCTATTCCTATCTGTGGGGAAGTCCTTACTTATAGCCGCTATCGCCTTGGGTGTGATAGGACTATGTAAGGAACTACATGACAAATATATTAAAAAAACATTCATAGATTGGTGGGATATAGTGGCGAGCTTCGTGCCTTATCCAATAATTAAAAAAATTAACAAATGAATGCGATACAATATTTTGATTGGGGGGGGATTAGTCAGCCTTCTATTGGGAGTGTAACATTGCTTGGAAAGGGAGATAGGAAAAATTTCATTGTAGAAGTGGGTGAATATCCTATAGGAAGTATAGATTTAACTAACAATCAAAGGAAATATTATGCTAATAGAAGCAATTTTATAGGATTAATATTAGATGGAAGGGTTAGAGAATATTTTTTAATTCTCCCTACTAATAATTATATATTACAAGGTCATCCTCCAAGAACATTTTTAGACACTAATCTAATTCATTTAGAATATGATAGGGAATTTTATAGAGACTATCAACTAACTGTGTATGAATCAGGATTACCTGTTTTATTTTTATGGATAAAAGACCCAGTGTCTTTTAAGCAAAACATTCAAACAAGTTCATTTAGGAAAGAAACACATTTTGTAGTGAATTTTCCAGGCAAAGGAGAATATTCTTTCGACATAATATACGATGGAAGTAAATAATATTTGATTATATGACACCAAAAGAATTCGTAAAAAAATACAAGCCCTTTGCTCTCGAGACAGAGCGTAAGACGGGGATTTCTCACCTCTTTATATTGGCTCAATCAGCCTTGGAGACTGGTTGGGCTAAGAGTATCCCTGATAATAATATGTTTGGTGTGAAAGCCAAAGCAGGCACGCCGCCTGAGAAACGTCAGCTGGTTCAAAGCACGGAGATCCTCGCCAATGATAAGGTTAAGTTCCCTGTTATTATTAGCATAGAAAAGCGCCCTGATGGCAAGTTTAAGTACATTGTTAAGGACTGGTTCCGCAAGTACGACAGCCCAGAGGAGAGTTTCACTGATCACGCCAACCTATTCATGAACAACAAGCGATATGCCAAGGCACTACTGGTAAGGAGTGACCCGTACAAGTTTGCCGAGGAAGTCGCAAAGGCAGGCTATGCCACCGAGCCTACGTATGCCGAAAGACTCAAGGGGGTGATTAGAACAATTGAGAAGAATGATCAATGAAAATTACCAATGAGAAAGAAATTGTATTTACTATTAGCTCTTATGGTGCTATTAGGGTGCAGGAGCAAGAAATCAAGCCGAACCGATCACAGAGAAGATCAGCAAATCGAAAGAAGGGAAGAAAAAGACAGCCTCTCTCAGGTAGAAAGTCATCAGGAAGTCGCTACTTTTGACCTCCAACATTCGCAATCTTACGAGCTCTCTCTTGAAAATGATAAGGACAGTATAGAGGTGCAGCGAGAAAGACGCATAGTAAAGAGGCTCGATGGGGAGGTCTCTCATATCGAGGTGCTCAAGGTCAAGGGGGGAAAAGCTACCCTAAGGGTAAAGCAGGAGCAAGCGCAGCAAGCAAGGCAGGTAGTCCGTAGGGAACAGCGAAGAAGTGAAGGACATTTCTCTCAAAAGAGAAAGGAGGTACTTACTTCTCATACTATGGAGCGAGAAACACTTCGCCAAAGATGGGGACTTGCTTGGTGGGTAGAGGGCTTATTGTTGGTGGTGGTCTTATGGTTGGGCTATAGAATAGTAAGAAGATGGATAGGATAGAGTTTCACTGTGCAGGGAGTTACTCAGAGCTCAGCCCTTGGCAACGAGAGGAAGTCTGCCTACGTATGGAGGATGATCGGCGTGACTTTCAGGAGCTATATCGGGAGATGGTGCTGATCCTGCTGATGGGGAATCCTTCAAGGAAAAACAAAAAGCGATTACATCGGCTGCTCTCAGAAATCTCTATCGAGCAGCTCCTCCCATTGGGAAAGTTCCTGCTCACCGATAGGGACTTGTTCTCCTTTCCTGAGATCTGGGATGGACTCACCACTCCCCTGCCTCGATTGAGTAATTGTACCATTCGACAATTTTCCGTGGCGGACATGCTTTTTTACCAATACAGCAAGAAGCGTGAGGAATTGTATGCACGCCAGCTGGTGGCAAGTCTCTACTGCTGGGGCGCAAGTGAGTTTGACCCCTTGCTACTCCCTAAGATTGCGGAGGTAACTGATAGCATTTCCCCTGGCACGCGGGCTGCGATTGTTTTTGCCTATCGATGTACCAGGGAGTACATCATAGAGCGCTATCCTGCTGTATTTCCTAAATCCTCTTATAGGGAGGATACTCCTATATTCAGGCGGCAGGGGGATTATACCCCCTTCTCCAAGGTAATAGCGGCCATGGCGATGGACAGCACCCAACCCTTGGGCAATTGGCATGAGTGCAGCGCGACGCGTTTGTACGATTTTTTAGAAATATTGAACGAATCTATTCTCAGAAGTAAGCGCACATGAGAGATCTCTTTGTAACAGATACATTCGAACTGGACTTGAGCCGAATATCCATCTCCTATCAGGAAGAAAATCCGCGGTTCAAGGATACTTTCTTTACTCAATTCTCCCTCCCATTTGAGTTCTATATGAATGCAGATCTGAGGGTCAAGATGGGTAATTATACGGCTATCAATGCCCTGCGGCTAAAGAAGAAGCATGAGGGCTACCATGTGATGGATGGAAGAGCCAGAAAGGGAACTTTGGAAATTCTATCCATAGAAGGAGAGCTGGTGCAAGCGCAAATAGAATCAGGCTTCGAGCAGCTGCCGAACTTTGAAAAGAAGCTATGTGACTTACCGCTGGCCAAGGTAGCTGTAGACAATATCTATGAGCATGCCAATGTAGTCTGTAGGAAGAGATACCCAGAGGTAGATTATAATTTTCCTCGTGTAGTTTATAACAAGGATAACAGCCAGAGCGGCTGGGAAGCATTCGAAGGATTCTTGAACCACACTCGTAATGGGGCTTTTATCAATAATAGTGAGGATTCTGGCAATAGGGTAGTCCGCAATATCATTCACCCTATGCCTTACCTACTCTATGTCCTCAAGAAAGGTTTTGCCGATGCGGGATATACACTTGCCGGAGATATTCTCACCGATGAGGACTTCCTCCAGCAGGTGATATACTCGGGAAAGGAATATTACAAGACTTCAGAGCAGCAAGAGGTCAATATGACCCCGCAAAGGGATAGCCTTACCCAGCAGCGGGAAGTGAGCGGAGTAGTATTTGGGAAGTACCAATCCGAGACTACCTTGGACAAGGTCGGAAAGTGGCGCTTGGTCTGTAACAATGCTCATATACTAACCCATGGAGAACCATTTATCTATCGGGTAAGGCTGGATGGTGTGGTGATCCGTGAGGGAGCTATCAGTGAGCGCCAAAGTACCTTGAGCTTTACTCAGGTAATTGCCATCGAGACAGGGGGCGCCCATCAGCTCCGTTGTGAGTTCGAGGGGGCTTGGAATAGCCCCATTGAGCTATACCTGAATATCATTGCACAGCATGACGCTCAGGGGAATGTGATTGAACAGGTGATTAACAACAATGAAGTAGACCTCAAGCGGGCTGTCCCTGATATTACCTTCGGAGACTTGGTCAAGACTATTAAGAACTGGAAGAATTACGATCTGGAGATTCAGGGGGACAAGATATTTATGAATCGTATCCACACGGAGAATCGCCTACAGATGAAGGACTTTCGTCCCTTTGCCATCAAGGATCCTAAGAAGACACTCACTACCAAGGAATCTTACCTCATTAAGTTTCCGGATATGGACGAGGCTAAGCACAACTATCCTGCGGTACTGATCGACGAAAATGGCATGCAACTCTCACAAGGGGAACAACAGGGGAGCTCTCAGGTAAATATTGAGGGCTACTGCCTTCCGAAAGTTCTTTACAGGGGAGAGCATTCCTGTATTCCACGAAAGAATGGGGGTAATGTATTAGGACTTATCTGGTATGATGGCTTGCGGTATGGCAACAAGAATGAGGGCGAGACCAGAGAGGAACTCCTACCCCCAAAGGTGACCAAGTACTGGGAGGAATGGTACAAAATGCGCTTATCCTCCTATGAGCTCTCATGGAGCTTTATAGCCAATAAGAATCAGATACGGGAGTTTGCTCTAAGGGATACGCTGTATGTGTATGGCCAACGATTTTTTATAAAGTCCATCACCAAGAACACCCTTAGCCGCGAATGCTACCAAGTAGAAATCACTCTAATCAATGTATAATGGAACGAGAAAAAGAAATAGGGAAAAAAGCTGCTGCCTTGCTCAAGAGCAGTTTACAAGGGGAAGTCTCTACCCGCTTTGGTGGTCATCTCTCAGGAGGGAAAGCGTCCCTACAGGCTGCTACCGCAGTAGCGCGCATGCGCTATTCCAAGCGGGCTGATGGCACTAAGCAGGCGTACCTCAAGGGAATTGCTATCAAGATGCCACGGCATGGATTTATCCAACATTACGGGATAGAAGCCTCCCGCGTAAGGGCTGGAGGCACCCGCACCCGTGAGAAGCCCAAGCAAACTACCTACTTTTTCAGGGCTCACTTATATTCTAAAGGAATGAAGGAAAAACCTTTTATCGATGAGGCAATAGAAGCCAGCGAGGCTGTCTCCTACTTGGCTGAGGAACTCCCTAAGCAGCGCGGAGAAGAACTCCTTATCTTTATCAAACAACAATTAGAAAAACAATAATATGGCACGTAAATATATCGCAAGAAGTTATCATATATGGTACCCATTTAATGAAGAAAAACCCACAGTTGCTAATTTCGAAAAAGAAGAAGAGATCATGGAGTGGGACTTCTCTGAGAACCCCATCTACAAGACTTGGAAATCAGGAGAGCCTATCCCTAATAATGACAGAATGTCTGTTATATTTCCTGAACTCTTCCTCCTGCCTGAGTTCAAGGGATACTCAGGCAAAACAGAGCTATTTGTTCCTTGGGAAGAATACCTCAAGAAAAGAAAAGCAGAGGAAAAATACCAACCCAGCAAGAAAACCAATAAGACACAAAAAAAATGGGTAAAAGGAAATGGAGTTTTAGATCATTGGGAATTTAAAGATGTACCTGTCTATGAGCCCCTAAGTGAAGATGAAATATACCAAGAGTGGAAAAGATATGCGGAAGAGTGGGAAAAAGATAAATATATCTTTAGCATCTCTATTACTCCCAATGATTTCGTCGAAATATATGCCGAAAATCAGGACCTAAGAAATATAAAACCCTCTTACTTCGATCGTATTCTTAATGCATGGACGAGGCGTATTCGTGGGCGTGGGCGTGGATTAGAATATTTGCTGCGGTATAAGAACTTCTCTCAGCTACCACAGGGAGAGACAAAGCTCACCCTTACCTTTACAGCTTATGCTGTTAATAATGGAAACAACATAGAGTTGGAAAAAAGGGAGGTACCCATCACCCTCAAGCGAGAAGGTATCGGAGGAGGAAGCAGCAACGGGGGAGGTTCTAAGGATACCTATACACCACCAGTGGTCAATATGACCCTGAACAATGCCTCTCGGGAGCTCTTTGTCGAACCGATGGCCGAGACTGGAGAACTATTACAGGTAGCTCACTTTATACGTAATATCAATAGTTTTTTGGTTCTACACCAAAAGTTTGGAGGGGTAGTGCATGATAGTGAGGGTGCCTCTCATTGGCAAAGGCTATATACTTTTGAAAATGATGGACTCTTCAAGGTAGAAGTAGATAACGATGATCTGTGGGCATGGGCTAAGTTCTCTCTATCCGAGAACTACAAGCGTACAGGGGTAGTTCAGGGCTTCGACTTTAGTCATGATCAGGTGATCGTCAAGGAGGATAACTGGCTTTTTCAGCGGGTATTCTCCATAAGACTGAATGTTATTAATGACCTTACTTCTTTTTCCTTTGATAAAAAACACTATGAAGCGACTTTGTATCGTGAAAAAAGAGAAAGGTATGAGAACTCTTTTCTTATTAAAAATGCCAATAGGCTTACCTATACGATCACCCCTTCGGCAGGTTTGGAGATCGTGGAGGTGAAGCACAATGGAGAACCCTTTGTTTTGGTTAAGTTTCGCTCCAAGAGTGCTGAGACTTTCCCTCTGGGGCTTCTGGAGGAATATATTACGGTCAAGAGCAACAGGGACTCCACGCAAATTGTTACGGTAGACCTCACGATCAAGACTAATCTGGATTTCGAACAGAAGGATATATACTTCTGTCTGGACAAGGATATCCTTACTATCACACAGACGAATGAAAATTCGGAATTTGCCCGGGCTAAGGTGGTGATGAATTTCTCAGGATATGGCCGAAGGGTGACCACCACTCAGGAGTATGAGTATGTGTTCTTTAACAACATGGCCAAGATTGACCTTGGAGAAGAAATTCAGGATTTCTTCGAAAACTTGCCTGATCTGAAAAGGCTATATATCAATAACGAAAATACAGCGCTCCCTGTGGAGGTGATGAAAGCTACTGAGGTAAATGTTACTATTGTGGAAACCAACTTCAAGGGGGAGGAGTTCAAGACTCACAAGTTATCTTCCTTGCGATACCTCCCTGGTAGGACACCTCTCTCCTACCCTTACCTGACTAATGTAGGGTTACGCTCTACCTATACCGATTCGCTAATCTCGGTAAGTGCTCTTACTAAGGCTTTTAAGAGGAATGACCTTGGGAAAATTGCTTCTAATAGCGTTGATTCTTCTGGATTGGTGGACGATTACGGGGTGGCTAATCTTTGTTTCTATCGAAAAAATGCCAACCGCTTTTTCGGAAAGAATACTATTATCAAGAAGAGCACTCTTTCGTTGGAGCCTAAGCCTGAGCCTAATGGGGAGCCTATCACGGTGCTTTTCCAAAATCAAAATCTTTGCCCTGATTGGTTCTCTTTTTCTGGAGAGGAAGAGCTGCACATCAATTATGAGAATACCATCTCACAGCATGCCGAGAAGGACGAAGAGTTCAAGGCTTTGGTCAAGGAAAAAAGGACTTTCAAGCTCAACACAGGGTGGATATTCCCCGAGGAGGTGGAGCTGCTATGGGAGCTTATCAAGTCCCCTCAGTGCTTTATTAAGGCTAATGATACGGATTGGGTCAAGGTGATTCCTATCTCTCAGAAGCCTCTATCCTATGATAACACACGGAACCTACACAGCTATGTAGTGGAGTTCCAGAGAGCCAGTATCCAATAACTAAATGATGATATAAGATGGAGTTAGTGAAATTCGACAAAGAGGGTACTTACCCTCGTATCTCAGCTTCGCATATTGATGAGAGCATAGAGCTTACCCCTGCCGAGCAGGAGATCAAGGCGCGACTTAGGCATATTCACGCCCTTAGGATGACTAATAAGTATTCCAAGTATCAAGCCATACAGATACACATGCGGGAGATGAAGGTGAGCCAAGCCACTGCCTATAGGGATTATAATTGGGCGATGCAGATCTTTGGGGAGTTGGACAAAGTGGATGTGCAAGCCGAGCGCATGATCTTAGCGGAGTGCTACTGGCAGCTCTACCTAAGGGCTCTCAAGAAGGGCGATCTGGAGCAGGAGCGTAAGGCGCTGGATTCGTATAAGTCGCTGTTCAACTTCGATAAGGAGGAGAAAGAGATTAACTTTGAGAAGATCTCCGCTCATGAGTACCATATCAAGATGAGCCGCAAGGGTATGCGCATGCTTAGAGAGGCTATCGGTACAGGGGTGGTGGACTTCAACGAACTCCCCGCTGAGGAGATAGACTATGAAGAGAGTGAAGAGTGAAAAGTGAAAAGTGAAGAATGCTAATAAAACCAGTTAAAGAGATCTACCTAAACCCCATGCAGATGGCAGCCGTGGAAGCCAATAGGTACGGACGGGTGAAGAATATTTGTATCGAGGCGGGGCGTGGTACGGGCAAATCGACTATATTGGGGTGGTTTGTCAAGGAAGCCGTACGCCAAATGCCACGAGCGACGGGGGTACTGGTAGGGGCTACTTTTGTGCAGATCAAAAGCCGTACTTTCCCTTCTACCAAGGAGGGGCTGGAGATGTTCGGCCTATACGAGGAGGTGGATTATGTAGTGGGCAGAAGCGGGAAGAGCTTAGGGTATACAATGCCTTTCCAAGCGCCCAACTCGTGGAGCAATGTGGTGCATTTCTCCAACGGCTTTATCCTTGTGCTGGTATCCTTGGACGATCCCAACTCAGGGCGCGGGCTTAACTCCTATATGGTCATAGGAGACGAGGCGGCGCTCTTGGAGCACGATCGTCTGTTTAACAACGTACTGACCACGAACCGAGCTAAGAAAGTGGAGTTTGACCGTGCTTCGCTGCTCAATGCTACGATATTTACTTCCTCCGTAGCGCTGACCAAGACGGGCGAGTGGTTCACCAATCGGGAGAAGCTGGCGCTGCAAAAACCACAAGAACATTGTTTTATCAAAGCCAACGCCTTGGTCAATAAGGAGAACCTCAAGCCCAATTGGATACAGGAGATGTACGAACAGCGGGTATCG